ACAGATGACCAGAAGAAAAGAGCATTAATATCAGCTACAAGATGGATTGATACTTTAGTTTTTTATGGCGATAGATGCGATGAAAGTCAGGCATTAAAGTTTCCCAGAACTAATTATCAGGTTGATGGTGTTGAACTAGCTTGCACGACAATACCTAATGGCATCAAATATGCACAATATGAACTAGCCAGAGCATTGGCAAATGATACTGATGCAATAACAGGAACTACTGGTAAAGATGGTAATTTTTCTGAAGTAAAATTAGGAGATATACAGGTCAAATATAATACTGATAGTCAGGGAACTGGATCTGTAAATAATATTCTTGACGTTTATCCATGGCTACAAAGTTATCTTGGAGCATATATGCTTGGTGGTGCTGGTAGTTTTCAACTTAGGGTGGTTAGAGGATAATGGCAGGTCAACTTGATTCATTATTAAAAAGCGTTGCTAAAGACGTTGTATCAACTCTTGGAACTTCATTAGATTCCTCTATTGTTTATACAAAAAAAACATCTGGCAGTTACAACACAAGTACAGGTACATATACTACAACTGATACCAGTTACAGTATTAAAGTTCCGATTGAATTTGTTAGATCAGAAGAAGATTTAGGTAAAGAGATAAGAGAATTTAGAACTTATATAACACCTGATCTGATTGGTGACAGTCAACCTGATCTTGATGATGAGATTACATTAACTTACGCAGGGTCAACCAGAGTGGCAAAGATAGTTAATATAAGTACATTACAAGGTGGACAAACTTATCTGTTCACAATTATTGCGAGGTTCTAATGGCAAAATCAGATCCTAACGCTTTAAGTAGTGCAATCGCATCTACAAGAAGAGAATATAATAGTCAGTTAAATAATTTGGTAAATAGGATTTTGACAGATTTACCTTCAGAAAGTCCTCAATATACTGGTTTCTTTGCTTCTAGTTGGCAAGCAAATACATATAGACCTCATTCTGATGAAGAAAGAACTTCTCCATGGACACAAGTAAAAAAAGATAGAGATAATGGTATTAGAACACCACCAATCATTGAACCTCGATATCCTCTGAATAAAAAATTTAAGTTTGGAGATACAGTATTTGTAGGTAACAGGGCTGAATATGCAAGACAAGCATTAGGTTCTCCAAATAGTTCAATAATGACTTATGTGGAAACTATAGGTCAGGTTGTTGATTTTGTATTTGGTCAAACAAAACCAGATGTCAGAGTTGCTGATAGTCAAGTATTATATCAAGGTGTTCAAGCAGGTAGAAGTGCTCCAGCTTTAGGTTCAAAATATAAAAAATTATGAGTTTAGTTAACACAAGAGCAGCTTTTGAAAAAGCTATTACAGATGCAGTTGCAGCAGCAGATAATACTGTGCTTATGATTTATGACAACGTGACTTATACAACTCCTGGAAAAACTAAAAAATTTATTACAACTTCAATTACGTTTACTCAGTCAACTATTCAAAATCAAGGTGCAGCATCAGATTATTATTCTGGTGCAATCCAATGTAATATTTATGTCCCAAAAGGTAAAGGTACTTCTGTCTTATCTTCATTAGGAGAAGCTGTAATTGATGGATTGACTTCTATAAATGCCTCTGATTATTCAGATCCATTTTCTTGTTCTCCTAGAGTTGGCGAGGTAAGTGGAATTATTCCTGTAGAAGTTGAAGATCGTTCACATTTCTTAGGAATTATATCTTGTGCTTTTTTTGCTAATAGCTGATATACTTCTAATAGCTATACAATAACATGACTAGAGCAGTTGATCTTCTTAAAAGTAAATTTGGTGTAAGCCAACTTTATAAATATGAGTTAAAAGATGAAAATGGAGAGGCTATTTTAGAAATCTTTTGGCATCCATTAACTATTGCTGAACGTGAGATGATTCAGAAAAAAAGTGGAACTCAAGATGCAAATGATTTTGCTTTACAACTGATGATTGAAAAAGCATTAGATAAAGATAGTAAAAGATTATTTGCTGATGGAGATAAGGCTTCTTTGAGAAGAGAAGTAAATGCAAATACTTTACAGGAAATACAATTAGCTATGCTTGAATCTGGATCTGAAAAGGAGGTTGAAGAGGCAAAAGCCGATTTGAAAAGCTAATGGAGATTGGATGTTTATATACTCATTAGCAAATGAGTTAAAACTTACTGTTAGTGAATTATGTGAAAAGTTAACTATAGAAGAAATGGTAGGTTGGGCTGCTTTTTATGAAATAAAACATGAACAGCAGAAACAAGATGACCAAAAAGTACAACAGAGAAGAAGCGTTATACCCAAATCAAGGTAGAATAGAATATATGTTTTGCTAACAGGTCGAAATGTCAATTAAAACGATTGATCTTGTTATAAATACGAGTCGTGGCGAAAAGAATGTAAAACAACTTCATAGAATTGCAAAACAGGTAGAAAAAACATTTGGCAACTTAAATAAATTAAAAATAAATATAAAAACAGATACAACCCAAAAAAGAATTGAAAAATTAAATGCAGAAATAGAAAAAGGTAGAGGAAAAATAAATGCTTTATTTGATGGTGGTAAAGGTTCTAAATTTGCAAATTCTCTTGGCAAAGTAAGAGATGAATTAAGTTTTGTACGAAAAGCGTTTGATTCAGCTACAAATGCTTCAGAAAGAACAAGGGGTGCTACTGCTTTATTAGCTGGTAATTTTAAAAAAATTAGAATGGAGGCTGCTGCTTTTGCCAGAGCAAGTGGAGCAGATCCAAGTCTTACTATCGGAAGTGTTACTGCGAGAATAAAAGAAATACAAGGATTTCCTCGCACAATAATGGCAGGAAATGAAGCAATGTCAATGCTCAAGCGTATGCAAGAAATGACTATTGCAGGATCAAAAGAATTTTTACAAGTTAGTAAAGCAATAGGAGAACAGTTAAAAATAAACGCAACAATACAAATGCAAGCATCAAGAGCAGCAAAGCCAATGACAGCTTCTACTGCTTTTGTTACACAAGAACAAATAAATGCTCTTGGGAAAAATAAATTAGTTCCTCCAAGTATGAGATTGCCAGCAGCAGGTCAATCTAGTGGAACATTTGAAATAGAAAGTAAACCAATAGAAAAAGCTGTTAAAAATATACAGAAATCATCTGCAAAAACAGCGAATATTTTAACTCAACAAAGTGCGTTTGGATTGTTACCACCAGCAGGAGGTACAACAAGTCCAATAAATAGACCAGGAAGATTCTCTCCAACTAATTTAGGTTTTGGTCGTAATGCTAATCCACAGGGTATATTTGCAATGCCAGGTGGCATGACAGGAAGATTAAAAGGTGCTGCTGGTAGTGCCATGATTGGTGGAGGTTTTCCTGCATTATTTGGTGCAGGTGGAATTAGCTCTATTATGGGTGGTATTGCTGGTGGTGTTGGTGGAGCATTAGCACCTGGAGGTGGTTTTGCAGCTTCTATTCTTGCTACTGCTGCTGCTGCTCAAATTGAAAAAACTATAGCTTTTAGAAAAGAATTAAATAAAGTCAATTTAGAATTAGAGAGTATGGGTATAGCTTCAACATTCTCAAGAAAACAAATAAAAGAATTAGCAAAAGAATTTAAGATTACTAATGATGAAGCGATAAAATTAGCAACTACATTTAAAACTTTTGGTGCTGGACAGGCTGATATGTTACTAAGTGCTTTTGGTTCAAGAGAGGTTTTCGACACTTTATCTGGATTAAGAACTACTGAAGCAGTATTAGGAAAAATAGAAGGTATTAGAGAAGAAATTAGTGAAACAACAAGGCAAGATTTATTGCAGACATTAGCCACAAAGGGATCATTAGAAGCACAAGCAAAATTAGAAAGAGTAATATTTGAACAAAGAAAGAAAGCATTTGTTGAGAAAGAAATAGATAAAATTAAAATTTTAGATATACCAAAAGAATTTAGAGCTACAGAGGCTCTTCAGAAAGAATTTGGGAATATTAAAAGATTAGAACTTGGAGCAGAATTTGAAAGAACAAATGGTGCAGCATTAAAAGTATTAGAAACTCAAATTAAAATAAATGAGCAGATGCAGTTTTTATCTGAATTTAATGCACCTGCTGAAGAAATTAGAGAATTGTTAAATCCAATGAGAGCAGTTTTAGATTTAAGCACATCAATAAGAACTGGGTTTGAAGAATCATTTAAAGGAATTATCAAAGGAACTATGAGTGTTCAAGATGCGTTTAGAAATATGTTAGGTCGAATAGCAGATCATTTTTTAGATACTGCTGCGAGATTAGCTGCTGCACAGTTACAGAAGGGATTTTTAAGTTTATTTAGTAATTTATTTAGTTTTAACAGTTTTACTAGAGATCCAATAAGTGCAACTCCAACTCTAACTCCAGAACAACAGGTATCACGTTTTAGTTTTATGAGAGCAAATGGAGGAGTAGTAAATGCTGGTAAAAGTTACATTGTAGGAGAACGTGGTGCAGAAATGTTTGTACCAAATGCAGGTGGTCGTATAGTTCCAAATTCTGATTTAGGTGGCATGGGTAGTACAAATATAGTTGTAAACGTAGATGCTTCTGGTTCTTCTGTTGAAGGAGATGAAGAACAAGGTAGAGAACTTGGCCGTCTTATATCAGTTGCTATACAATCTGAATTAGTACAACAGAAACGACCTGGAGGTTTACTTGCATAATGGCTACGTTTCCTTCAATAAAACCTACTTACGGACAACAAAAAAGATCCGCACCAAATACCAGAACTATTCGTTTTGCTGATGGGTTTGAACATAGAATATTGTTTGGATTAGCAGAACATCAAAATCCAAAAGTTTATAACTTTACTTTTAACGTGTCAGAAACAGATGCAGATACTATAGAAACATTTCTTGATGCTCGTGCAAACGATAGTGATAGCTTTGATTTTACTGCACCTGGCGAATCTACTGCACAAAAATTTGTTTGTGAAGCATGGAATAAATCTATACCATATAACAATAGAGCTACAATACAGGCAACATTTAGAGAAGTATTTGAACCATGAGTACTGCTCCGATTATTACTGATCTACAAAAGATCAATCCTTCAGCAATAATTGAATTATTTACTTTAACTACTGATGCAACTTTGCATGGTTCTGCTCAGACCTATAGATTTCATAATGGAACAAGTCTAAACGCTAATGGAGATATTATTTGGGCTGGTAATCAATATTTAAAAATGCCAATAGAGGCAGAAGGTTTTGCTTTTAGGAAAGGTCAACTTCCTAGACCTACTTTGACTATTAGTAATGCTCTTGGAACTATTACAGCCATCTTGTTAAATGTAAATGCTGTGACTACGGGAAATGATTTGACGGGAGCTACTGTAACTAGGATCAGAACTTTGGCACGTTATCTTGATGCTGTTAATTTTCCAACAACTACAACCAGCACCACGACTACTACGACTATTGCTGACCCTGCTGATGCCGAAACTGTAACTTATACTGTCACTGTTCATAATCCTGGAAGTGGAAATATTTTTAGGATAAATGGTGTAAATAATCCTGTGATTACTATGAAAAGAGGATCTACATATATTTTCGACCAATCAGATGCCACAAATAGCGGACACCCTTTAGCAATAAAATCTGATGCTGGAGGAGCACAAATAACAACTGTTTCTGGAACTGCTGGAAATGCAGGAGCTACTGTAACTTATCAACCAGTATATCCAACTGCTCCAAATGATTTAAGATATTACTGCACAGTTCATGGAAATGGCATGGGTAATACGATTACAATGAATGATCCAAATACAACAAGCTCAGAAACTACAACCACTTCTACTCAACAAGTAAATCCTTTAGGAACACCAGATCCTACAGCAGAGTTTCCTCAAGAAATATACAAAATTGATAGAAAATCAGCAGAAAATAGAGAAGTAGTTACGTTTGAACTTGCAGCAGTATTTGATCTTGCTGGTATTCGTGCTCCAAAAAGACAATGCACTAGAACAGAGTTTCCTTCAATTGGTACGTTTATAGCATGAATTGGAAAGAAGAGGCACTTGTTCATGCGAAAGACCAAGATCCTAAAGAGTCTTGTGGTTTATTGTTAAATATTCGAGGAAAAGAAAGATATTATCCCTGTCGTAATCTTTCAATGACAGATCATCAATGTTTTATTATTGATCCAGAAGATTATGTAAAAGCTGATAATACTGGAGAGATAACAGCCGTTGTTCATAGTCATCCCGTAACACCACCTACACCTAGTCAGGCAGATAAAATTAGTTGTGAGCAAAGTAATCTTCCATGGCATATTGTTAATCCAAAAACAGAAAAATGGGGATATTGTGAACCATGTGGATATAAACCTCCTTTACTTGGTAGGCCGTGGGTTTGGGGTGTTACTGATTGTTGGAGTTTAGTTAGAGATTGGTATAAAGAAGAAAAAGGTATAAAATTAAAAGATTGGGATAGACCTTTAACACCAGAAGAGTTTATATTAAATCCTTTGTTTCAAAGTTGTGCTTGGAGAACAGGTTTTAGAGAGCTAAGACCAGATGAAAAGCTAATAAATGGCGATGCTTTATTAATGTCTATTGGATCTCCTGGTTTAAATCATGTAGCTATTTTCTTGGATGGGGATGTTTTACATCATTTAACCGATAGACTATCTTGTAGAGAGCCTTATTCTCAATGGTTGTTAAAATGCACAGGAGGTAGGTATCGTTATGTTGCGTAAATTAAAATTATATGGCGAGCTTGCAGAATTTGTAGGGCATAAAGAGTTTGAAATACAGGTAGATAGTCTTGCAAAAGCAGTTAGTTTTCTTGTTAATAATTTTCCGCAAGTAGAAAAATATATGAATCCTCAATATTATCAAGTAAAAGTTGGTAATTATGCTGTTAATGAAGAAGAAGTACACCACCCAATAGGACAGGCAGATATACATATTGTTCCTGTAATAGCTGGTGCTGGTAGAGGTGGTCTTGGAAAAATATTATTAGGTGCTGCTTTAATAGGAGTAGCATTTGCAACAGGTGGTGCGTCTATTGTAAAAGGAGCAAGTGGAGGATTAAGTTTAGCATTTGAAGCCTCAAGATTAGGTGGAGCTTATTTAGCACAGGCATTTGTTTATACTGGAACATTTTTAGTTTTAAATGGTGTTTCTGAACTGCTGTTTCCTTTACCTAAACCAAAAGAATTCAAGTCAGAGCAAGATCCACAGTTATCATTTAGTTTTTCTGGGACTCAAAATACCTCACGGGCTGGTACACCTGTACCAATAGTATATGGAGAAATCGTGACTGGCTCAGTCGTGGTCAGTGGTGCAATTGATACTCAGCAGGTACAGGCATGACAGACGCACCAAAAAATATTATTGGTTCTGGTGGTGGTAGTCCTCCACCTCCCCCTCAACCTACAAGAACTCCTGATACTTTACATAGTAGACAGTTTGCTACTTTTCTTGATCTCATTTCTGAAGGAGAGATAGAAGGTTTTGCTACTGCATCAAAAGAAGGACTTACAAAAGGAACAACTGCATATAATAATGCTGCATTAAAAGATGTATTTTTAAACGATACTCCTGTTTTAAAAGCGACAGCTACTTCTGCTTCTCCAGTTGCAACTGATTTCAACTTTCAAGATGTAACATTTAATCCTCGTTTTGGAACGTCAGACCAAACAAAAGTTGAAGGTATTGAAAGTAGTTCTTCCGTTACAGCAGTAGGAGTAACTGTAACTCAATCTTCTCCAGTTACTAGGCAAATAACAAATTCAAATGTTGATGCTGCGAACATTACAATAACTTTTCCTCAGATTCAAAAAGCAACAGATAAAGGGGATTTACTTGGATCATCTGTTTCACTAAAGATTGCTGTTCAATATAACTCTGGTGGTTTCACTGATATTATTTCTGACACGATTACAGGAAGAACTGCTGATGCTTACCAAAGAGATTACAGAATAAACTTTACAGGTGCTTTTCCTGTTGATATAAGAGTTACCAGAGTAACGGCAGATAGTTCAGATTCAAGTTTACAAGACGCATTTCAATGGACAAGTTTCGCTGAAATTATTGATGATTCCAATACTTATGCTAATAGTGCTTATGCTTCTCTCAGGTTGGACTCTATGCAGTTTCAATCAATACCTAGCAGAAAGTATCGTATTAGAGGAATAAAAGTAAGGATTCCTGGTGCTGGTGCAAATAGCTCTGGTACTCCTACTGTTGATAGTACAACTGGTCGTATTGTATATCCTGATGGATATATTTTTAATGGAGTTATGGGTGCTGCTCAATGGTGCTCATGCCCAAGCATGGTGCTACTGGACTTACTTTTAGATACACGCTATGGATTTGGCAATCATATAACTGAAAGTTCTCTTGATCTTTTTTCGTTTGTTACGGCAAGTAAGTTTGCAAATACATTAGTTGATGATGGATTTGGAGGACAGGAAGCCAGATTCAGTTGCAATGTAAACATTCAATCATCTAGTGAAGCATTTGATTTAATAAATGAATTAGCAGGTGTGATGAGATGTATGCCAATATGGTCTGCTGGTAGTATTCAACTTGCACAAGATAGTCCAAAAGATGCAAGCTATTTATTTAATTTAGCTAATGTTACTCCAGAAGGATTTAGTTACTCAGGAAGTGGATTAAAAACAAGAAATACTGTAATTTCTGTTTCTTACTTCAATATGGATAGTAGAGAGATAGATTACGAGGTTTATGAAGATACCGCCTCAATAGCGAAGCTAGGAGTAATTATTAAGCAAGTGAAAGGATTTGCTTGTACATCGAGGGGTCAGGCCAGAAGATTAGCAAAAGCTATCTTGTTTGCAGAACAAAATGAAAGTGAGATTGTTACTTTTGGAACTTCTATAGATTCTGGTGTTGTTGTTAGACCTGGTGCTGTTATAGAAATAGCTGATCCTGTTCGTTCTGGTCTTAGAAGAGGTGGAAGAGTAAGTTCTGCTACAACCACGCAAATAACTGTAGATGATTCTGCTGCAACTGATTTGCCAACAACAAATAATCCAACTTTATCTGTGATATTACCTGATGGAACTGTTGAAAGTAAGTCAGTATCAAGTGTCTCAGGTGCAGTTATAACAGTATCTTCTGCTTTTTCTCAAACTCCAAATGCTAATACAGTTTGGTTGTTGCAAGATGATACAGTTCAAGCCCAGAAATTTAGAGTAATAACAGTAGAAGAATCTGATGGTATAAATTATGCGATTACAGCTTTATCTTATGTAAATGAAAAGTACGCATTTATTGAAGATGGTGCAACTTTACCAACAAGAACTGTATCAGTACTGAATCTTCCCAAAGATCCTCCTACAGCTTTACAGGCTGAAGAAAAGATAGTCGAGATAAATAATCAAGCGGTATCTAAACTTATTGTTAGCTGGCAGCCTATTGTCGGTGTTACGCAGTATCAAGTTAATTACAGATTTAATAATGGTAACTTTGTTTCTACAACAGTTTCTTCTCCTGATTTTGAGATATTTAATACTGATATTGGAACGTATGAGTTTCAAGTATTCAGTTATAACACTGCATTACAAACAAGTGCGACTTCTGCTGATTTAACTTTTAATGCTGTTGGTAAAACTGCATTACCATCAAATGTCACTGGATTATCAGCCGAACCAATAAATGAAAAATTAGTAAGATTACGTTGGAATCGTTCTACAGATTTAGATGTTACTCATGGAGGTAGAGTATATGTCAGACATTCTCCTCTAACCAATGGTAATGGTACATTTACTAATAGTACTGACTTGATTCAAGCTCTTAGTGGTGCTACCACATCTGCGGAAGTTCCTTATCTTGAAGGTGAATACATTTTAAAATTCCAAGATGATGGCGGTAGATTCTGTGCAGGAGAAACAAGTGTAATTCTTGAACTGCCAGATAACTTAGCTCCACTTATTACACAGACTAGGAGAGAGGACACTGATAGTCCTAAATTCCAGGGAACAAAAACTAACGTTGATTTTGATGCGGTTACAGATAGTTTAAATTTAACTGGTGGCGGTAATTTTGATTCAATTACAGACTTTGATCTTGTTGGATCTTTAGATGACTTCGGTGGAATTGTTTCAGAAGGTACTTATGATTTTGGAGGAACTGCTGGCGGAGATACCTTAGATTTAGGTGGTGTATTTAGCCTTGATCTCAAACGTCATTTCTTAACAGAAGGTTTTTATCCATCAGATTTATTTGATTCAAGAGGTTTGATTGATGATATTACCGATTTTGATGGGCTTACAGCTACAGAGGTCAACGCTGAAATGTTAGTAAGAGTTACACAGGATAACCCATCTGGATCTCCTACTTATACGGATTTTCAGACTTTTGCTAACGGAACTTATAAAGGTAGAGGATTTCAATTTAGAGCAAAACTTACAAGTAATGACACTGCACAGGATATTAGAGTTTCTCAGCTAGGTTATACAGCATCTTTACAGAGAAGAACAGAACAAGGTAATCTAACAGCAAGCGGAGCAGGAGCAAAGGCTGTTACGTTTACCAATCCATTTTTTGTTGGTACTTCCTCTTTGCTTGGAGCAAATACTAATTTACCCTCTGTTGGCATCAATGCTCAGAATATGGCATCAGGAGATTACTTTGAAGTGTCCAGTGTATCTGGAACGGGTTTTACTGTTCATTTCAAAAATTCATCAAATGCTTCGATTGATAGAAATTTCACCTATCAGGCTGTCGGATTTGGTAAAGGAGGGTAGAATATGCACAAGGTAGATTTTTAAATGGCACAAGTCACAGATTATACGATAGATAATGGAACGGGTAGTGCAGTTCGTACCGACCTTAATAATGTTTTTGCTGCCATACAAAGTTTAAATAGCGGATCAGCAGATCCTAGTGGTACACAGGTTGCGTTCCAATTATCAGTAAATACAACATCTAATCTTCTTAAGTTAAGAAATGCAGCTAATAATGGATATATTGAGATTGGTAATGTCACACAGGCAAATTTAGGTCTAGCTCCAGTTGCAGGAGCAACATTTACTGGAGATGTTATACATAATTACACAACAGCTTTACAGATACCTGTTGGAACTACTGCACAAAGACCTGGTTCGCCATCAACAGGAGACTTCAGATTCAATAGTACGACCACTTCTGCTGAAATATATAACGGATCTGAGTTCACTGCTGTGGGAGGCGGTGCTGGAGCTACGGGAGGAGGTAATGATGAAGTATTCTTTGAATCGGACACTAACGTAACGACAGATTATACGATAACATCAGGAAAAAATGCACATACAGTAAGCCCTGTTATAGATAGTGGGGTTACTGTTACCGTGCCATCTGGCAGTTTACTTGTTATTCTTTAATTATGGCTTTAAACATTAACGGCACTACTGGTATTTCTGGAGTTGATGGAAGCGTATCTGCACCTGCTGTAACTGGAACGGATAGCAATACTGGTATTACATTTCCTTCTGCCGACACTATAAAGTTTTCAACTGGTGGTGTTGAAAGAATGTCGATAACAAATAGCGGTATTTCTGGTATATCTGCTGGAATAACAATGGCAGATAGCTGGTATGTGGGTGCTGGATTAGACCCTAGTAGTGGAACAAATGTGATAACTGCAAATTGGACAAGGGGTACAGCTACTGCATATGGAAGCATTGGTTCAGCAATGACTCAAAGTAGTGGTTTATTTTCATTTCCCTCTACTGGTATTTATTATATGTGTATTAATGGTGGTTATTACAGAAGTGATACCGGCTCACATAACTATCTTGGTTTTACAATACAAACTACTGGTAATAATGGCACATCTTATTACACGGCTGCTTCTGTATATAATGCGTTACCAAGTCAAAGTGGAAATACATACTCAAGCATGACAACTTATTTTATATTTGATTGTACTGACACCTCAACACATAAAGTACGATTTGCAACTGAAACTGATGCTGGAGGAACGAGTATAGTTGATATAGCTGGCAGACGTTTGAATGTTATATTTATTAGATTAGGAGACACATAATGAGATTAGATGGCAGAGCAGATCACATTGAAGATTATCTTGTAAAAGTTAGGACAGGGCAATGGTTTGGGTGGTCTGATTCAGAAAATAAAATATATGCAAATTTAGTTGTACTCGATGGTGGAACTAAACCTACAGAAAAAGAATGTACAGATGGACTTGCTGCACTACAGGCAGCATGGGATTTAGAAAATGATTCATATAAGTCACAACGTAAAGCAGAGTATCCAAGTATTGAAGATCAGCTTGACGACATCTATCATAATGGTATAGATGCTTGGAAAGCTACTATCAAAACAACTAAAGACAAATATCCTAAACCATGACAGCAAAGATTAAACTAAACGCAGCATCAGGTGGTGGGTCTTTCAGCTTACAAGCACCCTCATCATCTAGTAATAACAGAGTATTTACATTACCTGATTCAGCAGATGCAACAATTTTAACAAGCACCACAGCTACAGGTAAAATTCTTCAAGTTGTTTCAACAAATTTTACAGGAACAAGCTCTGTTAGTGTTTCTGACGCATCATTAAGTGATACACCTGCTTCAGTTACAATTACTTCAACGGCAGCTAATTCAAAATTTTTAATCTCAGCAACAATGTTTGGAGAAGGTAGTGTACCTGACCATGATTTTGCTTTTGTTTTAAGACGATTTATCGGTGGTAGTGGTGCATCAATAGCTGTAGGAGGCGGTGCTGGTAGCAGATCAAGTATAAGTTTTATGCAAAGTGTAGGATATTATGGCAACGATCAAGATTCAACACCAAGCACCAGTGTACTTAGTCCATATTTGGATTCTCCGAGTCAGGCATCTGGTACAGCAATAACTTATAAAGTTTCAATAATGGGTGTGGGTAGTTCTGGTCAATTTTATTTTGGTTACACAGCAGTTAATACTGATAACTCTGGTAATGAAAGGGGTCCAAATTTTATAACAGTTATGGAGGTGGCAGCATAATGGAATATGATCATCAGGCTATTTATAAAGCATATCCAAATGAACTTTTAGAAATTGTTGATGGTAAAGGAATTTTTAAAATAAATACAAATCAAACTGAAGTTTTTACCGTAGATCAAACTAAAGTTGATGCTGCAAGAGTTACTTTAGATGCTGAAGCTGCTGCTGTTAAGTATAAGACCGATAGAACAAAGAATGGTTCTACTGTTTACGCTTCTTTTGGAGATCAACTTGATATGTTGTATGCAGATATGCTTGCTG